ATGGGATGAACTTTCAGAACGCGCACAATATGGTATTCTTCGGCATGAATGACAGTTGGGAAATGTTCTATCAGGCCATACGCCGTGAATGGAGATACCGCCAGGAGCATCCCGTCAATGTATACCTGATTTTGTCCGATGTGGAAAATGCCATTTATCAAAACGTGATGCGCAAGGATAAAATGGCAAAACGCTTGCGCATAAAATTGATCGAGCATATTGCCAGATACGAAAAAGGAGAATTGACCATGCAAGATGATAATATTCAATCCGAATACATTGAAAATACCGTAACCAGTGGTTTTTTTACGGCCATGCTGGGAGATAGCTGTGAGCGGTTAGGGGAGTTGAAAGAAAACTCGATTGACCTGTCAGTATATTCCCCGCCTTTCGCCGATCTTTTTACATACTCACCGTCTGACCGTGATCTTGGAAATTCCAAAGATAGTCAGGAGTTTTTTAGACATTACAAATTCATTATCCGTGAACTCTTGCGGGTGACAAAGCCAGGCCGTCTGTCCTGCGTGCATGTCTCGGATATTCCCGCAATGGCGCAAAAAGATGGGTATATTGGTGTAAAAGATTTCCCCGGCGAAGTCATCCGCGCACATCAGGCTGAAGGATGGACGTTCATAGGCCGCGCCTTTGTCCAGAAAAATCCGCAGGCGCAGGCAATCCGCACAAAATCAAAAGCCTTGCTATTTGTCCAGATGCGTAAAGACTCGAGCGATAGCCGCCCGGCGCTGGTCGATCAAATTCTCATCTTCAAAAAGGATGGTGAAAACGCCGTACCGATCACCCCGGTTGATAATGGCGAAATGGACAATGAAACCTGGATTGAGTGGGCAAACGGGATATGGCTCGGAATATCTGAGAGCGATACGCTCCAATTTACGACCGCCCGAGATAATGGGGATGAAAAGCATATCTGCCCGTTACAACTAGGGACAATTGAGCGTTGCATTAAACTTTACTCAAATCCAGGCGAAACCGTTCTCACTCCATTTTTAGGAATTGGTAGCGAGGCCTATCAAGCATTGCGCTTCAATCGCCGCGCTATTGGAATTGAACTCAAAGAGAGTTATTTCAAAGTTGCCATTCGAAATTTGAAAGAAGCCGAGATGACATATAGGGCTGATTTGTTCTCATGGGCTGAGAACAATCAACCAACTAAGGAAAAATAGATGCTGGCACAGGCAGACGTCAAGGCATTACCGCTGGCAGATAACAGCATTGACCTGATATTTACAGATCCGCCATACCCGACTGAGTTTTTGCCCTGTTACGAGTGGTTAGCCCGGGAAGCCCTGCGAGTATTGAAGCCGGGTGGCTTTGTGCTGGCCATGTGCGGCGGGTTGAACCTGCCAAAGATTTATAGATATTTTGAAGATAGCGGATTGACTTATTTCTTTGAGTTCGTCCAGAAATCAAACGGCGATGCGCCTACAGTCTGGAAACATACAGACAAAGGTAATTATCCGATAGTGGCCCGGGCCAAGCCTATTATTGTATATAGCAAGGGTGTATCCGTCCCTGATATTGGGGGAGTATGCAATCTTTTCGAGACCGGCCCGGGTTGGTCTGAAGCAAAGCGTTTTCATCGTTGGGGGCAAGATGTAAACTCAGCCCGTTATTACATAGACTATTTCAGCGGCCCGGGTGACATTATTTTAGATCCATTTGTCGGCGGCGGAACAACTTTGGTAGCGGCGGAACTTATCGGCCGCCGCGCGATTGGCTTTGACCTGGACCGGTCCGCAGTTTTTACCAGCTACGATAGATTAGCAGGGGCGGAAATACCGAGACAAGGTGAATTGTGGTCATAGAATAAAGTCAACTCCTTTGGTACAAACGAGCCTTGAAATAGGCTCGTTTTTGTTGTATCATGCGTATAGGATATTGATGAGAAAGCAATGGCAGATGAAAACGCAAAGCAATCGGACAAAATCGAATTCCTGGCCTATCTCCCGCCGATCCAGACGGCGCTTACCATCAGCGGGGACGGGGATTTACTGCGGGTAAAACTGGACTGCAATCTATCTGTATCGCCGGATGCTGCCAGATTGCTTATAATGACGGGGAAGCGGTTGAAGGTTACGATTGAGGAATACTTGACGGAAATTGACGATGCGACTAAAAAAAGCTCAAAAGGAAGCTCTACTTCAATGGATAGCCGAAGGATTGATGTCAGACGAAATCAACGTAAGAGCGGCTAGTTTTGAACCCGCATTCCAGGTTACTCGACAAAACGTAGACCAATATCGCAAACGGCACGCAATCCAAATTGATGAATTGCGCAAGAAGTCGGAATACGAAGCCCTGAATGCCGGTCTTGCCATAGTCGCTGTTAGGGTGCGTAGATTACAGGAACTTGCGCGAATTGTGGAAAAGGACTTATTTAGCGGGGAACGGGAAACAATTTGGCTTCCGCAGGTCAAAAGCATTGGTAGTGGATTGAATGCGCAAATAGTTGATTATGAAGAGTTCAATCGAAGTGAATTTGAAACATATCGCGGGATTTTAGATGACATTGCAAGAGAAACAGGAGGGAGAGGCCAAAAGGTAGACATTCGCAATTTAGATTTATCGTCACTTACAGACGAACAATTAGAACGGCTGTCTAAGGGAGAGGATTTGTATGCTGTCCTTGCAGGTAAGGGTACAGGCTGAACAAGAGCGCCGCAGGCGTCAATCAGGCGGAATTTCATCTGCTTACCAGTTATTCCAGCAGAAATATTTCTATGACTTAGCGGGGTTTGCAAGAGATTGTATTACCTGGGATAAGGGAGAAGAATTATCGGAATATCAAGTTGAAGGAATGAAGCGGCTGGTGAAATATCGCCGCTTTTCCATGCGCGGTCCACACGGCTTGGGTAAGACGGCTTTTGCTGCAATTGTTGTTTTATGGTTCGTTCTCACACGGGATGGGAAAGACTGGAAAGTTCCCACACTGGCAAGCGCATGGAGGCAATTATCTAAATTCTTGTGGCCTGAAATCCATAAATGGTCACGCCGGCTGAAATGGGATGTAATAGGCCGTTCTCAGTTCGGGCGCATGGAATTATTCACCTTGAGTATCAGGCTAAAAACAGGGGAGGCGTTTGCAATCGCTTCTGATAACGCTGCCCTCATTGAAGGCGCGCACGGAGATCATATCCTGTATTTGTTTGACGAAAGCAAAACCATACCGAATGATACCTGGGATGCCGCAGAGGGGGCTATGTCTACGGGGAACTGCTTTTGGCTTGCGGTCAGCACCCCTGGTGATCCATCTGGGCGATTTTACGAAATACAAGGAAAAAAGTCAGGTTATGAAGATTGGAATGTATTCAAGGTTACGCTTGAAATGGCAATCAGGGCCGGGCGCATCAATGCAGAGTGGGCAAAGGCACGCGAAAGGCAGTGGGGAAGGGAATCGTCTGTTTTTATTACCCGCGTTTTGGGCGATTTTGCCGCAAATGATGAAGATAGTGTTATCCCGCTATCCTGGATTGAACGCTCCAATGAGCGGTGGTTGGCACGAAAAGAAAAAGAACAATCAAAGGATGTGTGGGGAGAAGTCACAGGGCTGGGCGTAGACATTGGGCGCGGGGGTGATCCATCAGTTATAGGGATTCGCTGCGGAAATGCCATCAAGGAATTCAGAAAAATAAACGTTCGTGATGTTATGCAAATCGCCGGATTGGTTGCCGGTCTCTTAATTGCCCATGTTCGAGCAAAAGCCAGCATTGACGTAATTGGCATAGGTGCGGGCGTGTATGACCGTTGCCGAGAAAACAAAGAAATTCTCAATCGCCTTGATAGGGTAATTTCCTTCAACGCCAGTGAGAAAAACGATTTGCGTGACAGTTCCGGGGAACTTGGTTTTATCAATATGCGTTCGGCTGCTTGGTGGTGCGTGCGCGAATTATTGCAAACTGACGAAATTGACCTGCCTCCTGATGACGAACTGACAGGGGAACTGACGGCGCCAAAATGGAAAGTGCAATCTGCTGGTAAAATACAGGTAGAAAGTAAAGATGACATCAAAAAACGGATAGGGAGATCAACGAACTACGCCGATACTGTTATACAAGTTTTTGCACCTAAGCCAATCGTGAAATTAGCTGGCGCATGGGGCCGAACGAAGAAATAGGAGCAATTATGGCAACAAATTCCACCCAACCCAAAAAGGGCACGCGAGCCTATTTACAACTCAAGATCAACAAACTTGAGAAAACCATCCAGAACGCAATGAGGGTGAATTCCTATCTCATGAGTCGCAGTTCTGTTTCTGCTGTGCTGGGCAAACAATTCGAGGGCGATCGAGATTTGTACACCGTCCTGGGCTATCCAACCGACCCTGATTATGATGCGTTCCTGAATATCTACGAACGTGACGGCCTAGGGACCCGGATCGTAGAACTTATCTCTAATGAAACCTGGCGGGAACTGCCGGTGCTGGTAGAGGGGGAGAACAAAAAATTCGATGAATTCGACGATCCGGGACCACTGCAAACGACATTCTCCGAGCTGAACGACAAATTCCACTTGTTGAGCATCTTCAATGAAGCGGATGCCAATTGCGGCATTAGCCGTTTTGCTCTGATTCTCTTGGGACTTCCAGGCGAACTGGGTACCGAAGCTAAACCGGGCGGTACTCTCATGTATCTCAGTGTGCACGACGAAGGCGACGCAGAAGTTGACGAATCCACGATTATTAGAGACCCGCAAAACCCCCGTTTCGGCCTGCCAGAGAGATACAACATCGTAGTCGATGCCATGTCTCAATTGAAAGTGCCGGTGCATTATTCCCGCCTTATCCATATCAAGGAAGGCAGCGATAAACGCAGCTACAGGCGCATTTACGGCAATGCCAGGCTCAAGAAGTCGCTCAATCGCCTGTATGACCTGGAAAAGGTCGTGGGGGGCGGTTCTGAGGCGTTCTGGTTAGTGATTCGCAAAGGTCTGGCGCTCACCGCTAAAGAAGGCATGGATTTGCCGGTTGCGGGAACGGCTGAATACGATGCCATGCTGGACGAAATCGAAGAGTATGAGCATGGCTTGAGTCGCATTATGAAATTGGTAGGCGTAGACATCAAAGACCTGGGTTCGGACCCGGTATCATCACGCGATCAATTTGATGTCAACATCGCATACCTGGCTGGCACGAATGGTATCCCACAAAGAATATTATTAGGAGCAGAAGCGGGGCAATTGGCTTCTTCTCAAGATCAATTCAATTTGGATGATAACATCCGCTCCAGGCAGATAAAACAAGCCGAACCGTTTATATTGCGACCTTTCCTTGACCGCTTAGGAGCATTGAAGGTCAAATTTGAAGATCAAGCAGGAAAGATAAAAAGCGTAATAATCCCCCCGAAATATACTGTCATCTGGAAATCGTTATTCCAGCTTACGGATATGGAAAAGGCGAACATTGCCAGCACGACGGCTAACGCGCTGAGTGCTATCACTGGCGGTTCGCCTGAAGAGGCTATGCCAATTGAGACGTTCACACAACGATATTTGGGTTACAAGCCGTCCGAAGAAGAAGCGGCGGCGATGCAAGAGAAAAAGACCGAAGCCGATGAAGCCAACCAGACACCGCCTGAGCCTAATCAGGATGAGCTTGATAAGCTGCTTACCCGTTTCGGCGGCAACGGAAACGGCAACCGCTCAGACCGGGCCAGGCTGAACGAGATCATCTCTCGCCTGAATGCGAAACCTCTCGGCAAAATCGGAAATGTGGTCTATTTCGAGAATACGCAGGATGTAACCATTCTGCAAAATGTAACGGTTCTCAATCGGGATGAAAGTTATTCGGCCATGATTGCCTTCATGATTCCAGATGTCTTGAAGCAGGAATTGAAAACAAAATACCCCTGGATTCAAGATGATGTGCTGACAGAACTCCACATTACGCTTTGTTATCTAGGTGACATCCGCACTCTATCCCGCGAAAAAATATACAGCGCCATAAAGATGTTTGCGGTCCAGGCGCAGCCAATCAAGACCAAAATGCAGGGGATTGGCCGTTTTGTTTCAGGCGCGGACAAAGACCCGATCATTGTCACATTCGATAGTCAGTCAAATCAGTTAGTGGAGTTGCGCAGGACGTTGACTGAAGTTCTCAATATGGCCGGTATTCCATACCACGATGATCACGGCTACATCCCGCACATGACACTTGCCTACATCGATGCAGACGGCGAGATGCCAGCCGATACGATAGATCCGATGGAGATGAATTTTAGTTCTGCCTTTTTGGTTATCGGTGGGGAGCAAACTGAATATGAGTTTGGAAACGCCGATGGACTGGTGACTGTGAAAAATCCGTTTGATGAGTTTGGAAATAGGATTGTGTAAATGTCTACCATTTACATGCTCAAAGGCCTCCCGGCCAGCGGCAAATCGACAAAGGCTTGGGAGATTGCTTTGCTCAAAAATGAATTGATTGTTCTCAAGGATAAATTGGAAGAAAATAATAATTAAAAAATGACCTTCCTCAATCCCTTCCTGTCTACCGATCCTCTCCGCCCGTCTCGCCTCTTTCGCCTCGGCGATGATCCTTTATTGCCATTCACCGATAATGAAACTCAGGATTTCCTTGAAGATAACTCCGACCTGAAAGACACGATCAAACTATGGGATTCTAAATCCGGCTACAAGGGAATGCTGGAGGCGCGAAATAAGTCGGTGGTACAGCAGGCGGCTACGATTTGGGATGTGATATTTGACCTTTCCGCAGGCCGTTACCGCTACCTGAAAAATGGCCGTTTCATCTCAGCCGATCAAATCAGGATTGCCAATCTGCGAGTTGCCAAGGCGCAAGAGATGTACATGAGCGACCTTACTCAACAGTTGATAGACGGCCAGATCACAGAGCGGCAATGGTATCTTTCCATGCGCAAAGCGATGAAGGATGAATATCGCGCATCCTGGATTGCATCCATCGGCGGGATTGAGAATTACAGCCGGAGCGAAGTATCTAAATTCGGCTGGGCGGTCCGTCCGCAGTACCGCTGGCTGGATAACTTCCTATTGGAAATCCAATCAGGAAAGCAACCGCTCAATGCCTTTGCAAAACGCCGGGCGCGGATGTACGCGCGGGCGGCGAATGGGATTTATCAGAACAATATCCTGCGCATTGCGAAAGAGCATGGATTGAGAGAAGCGCGACGGATACTTGGAGAAACGGAAAATCATTGTCATGATAGCAGGCAGCGTCCCGGATGTATCGAGTTGGCAAGATTGGGGTACGTGCCGATTGACCAGGTTGTAGAAATTAATTCTGCAACTTGCTTATCAAATTGCCGATGTAGTTTTTCCTTTAGATAACTATGAAAACCATCAACGACCTGCCCGAAGAAACAAAGCAATTCATAGATGAGTTGCACCAAGACCATCTGGCGCAATCTCAGAAAGATATTATCCGTATCTTGGATGATGATAATCATCTGCTGTGTTGCTATAATCGCATAACGCATTGCATAGAAATTCATGGACAAAATCGCGGCGGAAACCACAGTACGCGTCGCAAAAAGTATTCTATCAATGTGGACATTCTCAAAAGGCAAGGGATGAGCAATTACTTTTCAGATAGCCCGGTATTTGAATTCAGGGCCGAAATCATAAGCGAGGAAACCAATGGCAGGTAACATCTTTCCCGATGTCCCGTTTCAGGCGAACGTAATCAGCACCAACGCTCACGCCTATAGCCCTGACAGTACACGCGATTGGGGTATCGTCCCGGCAACACACAGGAACAATATCAAGATCATCGCAAAGGGCGTTTATTATCTGGTAGGCGAGCCGTTGTGGGAAAATGGTAGGCAATGGCGAGTACCACCTGATGACATCGAATTGGTTATAATCGAGCCGCCTCCGCCAGATCCAGATACCATTACCTATCAGCCTGGCGATTTGGAACTCGTAACGCCAAACGGAATATACAAGAACTCAAACGCTGTAACTCTGACGAAAGTCTAACTATGCCGGGCTACATTGCCAGCCATACTGTTTTTGAAGCCGAAACAGGCACGCTCCCGCCGAAAGAGCCTATCCCTGTTACTCCGCCTGCGTGCTGGGAGGTGGTCGAAGGCGACGGTCAGATACCAGCGCTTCAAATGGTGGATTTCGACTTCGACAGTCGATTGCTTCCATTATGGACGCGAATAAGGAATTTCTTTACGCGCTTGCCGCTTATCAAGACAATAGTCCCCAGATCGCATTTAGCCGAAACGAATATGACGTTCCCGGATAGGCCGGTGACATTAGAAGGGATTTTAGGATTTCTTCTGGCTTTACTTGGCTGGCGCGTTGCCTCTACCAGTAAAATTATCACTGACCTGAACAAAAAGCCGGTTTGGATTGAATGGATTACAGATTGCATCGGGGAGCGCAATGCAGAGAACTTCCCGCAAGCCGGTGATGGTTACTGCGATACCGGCGCATGGAAACTTATGAGCGCAACGGCGGGCGGTAATTGGCGCAAGGTCCGAGAAATCATCATCCAAAATGGCACGAAATATTGTATTTTGGAGTTGTTGGATTTCAACATCACCCCCGAAAAACGGGAGGACGGTTGGTATTACAACGGCGAGAAAAAGACCTACCGCACCCATTCGTACTTATTCAATGTGCGTACCAATCGCAAAGTAACTAATATCATGACCTGGCTTACTGCGGGTGGTATCAATATCTCGAACGATGTGGGGCTTGAAGGTGGGAAAGGTCATGAAGCCTGGCCTTGCCCGGTCAAAGGTGGGGTTGCAGCGCAGCGCCTTATGGATATGTGGCTGCTGCCAGCGCTCCCAGCCGAGATGACTGTTTATGCCGATAGTCTGATTGTATACGGTGATTTGGTAGAGCAGCGTGACGGGATTTTGTGTCAGATTATCAAATATCGGATTTGGGGACCGGATATTTTTGGTTTTGATTCCGTTCGGGGGAACTGGTATAAACTCAGTGAAATGCTGGTTAGGGGTACGCTGGAATTGCGCAATGGCGGTAATGGTTTTGACCTTCGAGTTTATTCGCCTTCTTTGTTGCCAAATCGCAGAGTTGTTCCATCACCTGATTGCGGGTGGCTCCGACCATGAACAACAAAGTTCCCCTAATCGTCTACATTCTGCTTATTCCCTTCACCCCCTTGATTTTCTATCTCTGGCGATGGCATGAGCGTCGAGAGTTGACCAGATATATTCGAGGTTGAAAAACTCGTTTTAGCTTCAACGAGTTTTCTTGATTGTCAAAGCGTAACTTTCACCCTTTCTAATCGTCATGTAAATGAGCCGGTCGCTCTTTTGCTTCTTTACTGGAATCAAAACACCATCATGCTTTAGGGCCGTCGTTGATTGCTAAAGAGTGACCGGTTTATCGGTAGCACGAAAGTGCTATGCAAACGCAATTGACAAATTGCGTGTAATTTGCTAAGATAAGTTAGAAATTCATTTCACACTGTACGCTGAAGCGCCGAGTCGCTCCGTTCGTTCAGGAGCAATTGGGCGCTTTTAGCTTATATGGACAGTGAACTCCGCTCGCACATCGTAAATAACGCATTTTTCCGCACCTGGCGCAAAGAGACTGTAGGCGACAAGGCCTATCTTGTTGTGAAGGGCGTGCCATTGGTCGAGGGCGTCCTGAATGGTCGTTACGTCTCAGCCGATGAGTTCGGCGCGTTTGTGAAAGATTGGGACGGCGTGCCTGTTGTCATGAGACATCCAAAGACGAATGACGGCTCTGCTCGGGTCGCTTCGCCCGATGTGCCGATTGTGGGAAGGTTTTACAACGCCGAGCTAGACGGTACTCGTTTGGTGGGGGAATTCTGGCTCGAAGAAGATGCCTTGAATAGCCCTGATGGTGAAACTGTCATCACGCGCATGAAAGCGCAATTGCCGATAGAGTTATCTACCGGCTATTATGCGGAAAGTGTGCCGAGCGTGGGGAAGTGGAACGGCAAAGAATACAATCTCGTCGATCAAAATTTGCACCCTGACCATATCGCCCTGCTGCCTGATGAAGTTGGGGCATGTTCGTTGGATGATGGCTGCGGGCTGAACAGGAATAGGCAAATGTCAAAACAAAACGCGGAACATCCCTGGCATAAAGGCAGACCNGGCAAGGTAGGCGGATCAAGAAGTGACGAGAGTGACGTTGATTCTGAATCCGCAAATACAGCCAGATCACTCACCAAAAAGGCCGATCAAGCCACAAAACGCGCAATGGAATCTGGCGATCCTAAAGACCACGCAGCCGCCAGAGATGCCCATGCGAAAGCTGCCGAGGCTAACTTTCAGGTTTACTTCGAGATCAAAAAAGATGATCCTGAGGCAGCCGAGGGTTTTTACAGGGCAGTATTTGACCATGAACGCACCGCAGAAATCCACAATAAACATGCTGGCAAGTTGAAGCAGAACGTCACGGGCCTATCTGGAAAAGCCGCTGAAATGTGGGAGGAAATCTACCAGGCCGCCTTGAAAGAATATGACGATGAAGCAAAGGCAGCGGCTACGGCCTGGGAAGCCGTGAAAAGGAAATATCGCAAAGACAAAGATACTGGCAAATGGGTTTTGAGGGAAAACAGCACCCAACCCAAACAAAACACTTTAGACATTACGCCACAGGAAGCGGAAGGGCTTGCCGCTCTTGTGGCGTTTGTAGCAGACTGACCGCACTTGTAAGCGGGCAGTTGCCTATCGTAAAAGGAGATCAATATGGATAAACTCGTATTTCGTAAGTTCGCCAAGCTCGTAGGCAACGCAGAGGATCTTGTCCCGCTTGCAAACGAGTACGACGAAGATTATCCCGAAGGTTGGGATGAAATGAGCGAGGAGATGAAGGAAGAGTGGAAGAAAAAGCACATGATGAAGGATAACGCGGACAAGCCCACAGAGCCAACCGCGCCGGTCCAAAACCAACACCCAACTTCCCCCGCTCCGGCTGCTCCGAAGCTCGAACTGCCCGCCGAAACCGTGCAACTCAATGCGCTGGTCAAGGAAATAGGCGGCGTGGAAGCCCTGAGAACGCTCTTGCTTTCAGCGGCAACCGTCACGGCGAACGCTCTTCAAAACGAAGAAGCCGAACGCAAGAGCCTGGCGGAAAGCATCAAGGCAAATAGCGCAGACTTTGCCGACAGTGAACTGGCAGAAATGTCAATCGGCACTCTGCGCAAAGTGGCAAACATGGTTGGCGCGCCTATCGCGGTGGATTACAGCAGTCTGGGCGCTGGCGCTATCAAGGCCAACAAAGATGACATCGCCGTCATGCCCGACATCTTCGCCGCCGAATTCTGGAAGGAGAAATAATCATGGCTAAAACCAATCCCTCCACCATCAATTTAGTAAGCGCCGGTACTCCGCACTATGAGAATTTCCGCCTGGCTCCATTGGACGCCTGCGGTAACGGCGCGATCACTCCCGGTATGCTGGTCGAATTGACCACCGGGGAAGTTCGCCCGCACTCAACGCAGGCGGGGAATGTCACCCCGATCATGGTAGCAGTTGAGGGTGAAAACCTGGATGCAAGCTCTATCACCCTGGGCGATATCGATACCGACTATGACGATGACAATGGCAGCGTCAAGGTTTGGTTTCCCCGATCCGGCGATGTAGCTTATATGCTGCTGGGGGCCGGTGCGAACGTTGCACAGGATGGCCTATTGCAATCCGCATCAGACGGGTATCTGATGGCCTACGGGGCCGTTGCCAACATCCACGAACAAATCGTAGGACGAGCAGTTGCCGCAGTGAATAACTCAGCTGGTACTTCTCCCGCTCGCGTGAAAGTGAGGGTAGCATAATGTTGCACCGATCAAATGTCTCTGATGTCATGGCGCTCTTTGGCCGCGATGGTCTAAAAGCTGCGCCGATCCTGCGCCCTCATCTCGGGATGCACCATAACGGCCTGCTCCGCAAGGATGAATGGCTCGAACTTGACCGCGTAGTGCTGGAAACGGCCAAGACCGAACTGAACGGCGTGCAAGACCTGATTTCCCTGGGCCTGACCAAGCGTCTGGGTGGCCTCGGCTCGAAGGTTTCAGCTTACGAGCAAATCGGGGAAATGACCGCTGCGACTGTCTCGATGTCTGTCGATGTTCCTGGCGAGAAAGACCGCCTGGAATACACGATGGTCAACGTGCCAATCCCGGTCATTTTCAAGGATTTTGCCTTTGACTTGCGCGACCTGTCCGCCGCGCGTCAATCCGGCGATCCGCTGGAAACTGATCACGTGGCTGCCGCTACACGCGTTGTGACCGAAGGCATGGAAACTATGCTCTTTGCTGGTAGCACGGTGCAACTCGGCGGATATATCATCTACGGCTACACCACTCACCCCAACCGCATCCAATCAACCGCTGCGGCTCTTGGCGGCGGCGATTGGGGCACGCCTGGCAATGCCTACAAGACCATCCAAGGTGCCTTGAACTCTCTCCGCGCGCTGGGCTTCCGTGGACCGTTCATGGTCTATGCTGCCGCAACCCAATACGGGCAAACGCTCAACTACATGGACCTGACGAATACTCAGTCAGAAAAGGCCGCGATTTTGCGCAACATGCCCGAAGTCCGAGACATCAAGCCATCGTTTGAGCTGACGGCCAGCCACGTGGTCGTTGCGCAAATGACCTCGAATGTGGTTGACCTGGCCGTAGGATTTGCGCTTGCGCCTATTTCCTGGGTCGAGATGGGCGGGATGATTACGCAGTATCGCGTGATGACCGCTCTCGCTCCGCGCGTCAAGGCCGATGCCAGCGCTCGTTGTGGTGTAGTCCATATTACGGCTGCATAGAAAGGCACCGAATCATGTCCGAGAAGAAATATACCTACCGCGTCAAAGCGGGTCGCAAATGGGGACCGTATCATGAATACGGTCCCGGCATGACCATC